GAATGATGAGATAAGGACAGATTTAATTCACCTACTTCTTACTAGAAAAGGGTCTAGATATTTTTTGCCTGATTTTGGAACTCGATTATATGAGTATATTTTCGAACCATTAGATACTCCAACATTTAACAGTATTGAATCTGAGATTCGAGAGTCGTGTGAAAAGTATTTACCTCAATTAAGAATTACCAGCATTAGTGTCAAAGCTTATGTTAGTGAAGAAACTGAAAGTGGTGGTGTAAGTTCAGGTAGTAATACTACTGAGTATAATATGCCAGGTATGGGTGCTGATGAATACACCGCTAAGGTTAAAATAGATTACGTAATAACCGACGATGTCTTTAGTAGTAAAGATTTCGTAATCTTAAATATTTAATTAATATGGCAGAAAAAAGAATATCCTATACCGTAAGGGACTTCCAAGAAGTTAGAACGGAATTAATAAATTTTACAAAAACCTATTATCCTGAGTTAATAGATAACTTTAACGACGCTTCTATTTTCTCCGCTTTATTGGATTTAAATGCTGCCGTATCAGACAACTTACATTTCCATATTGATAGAAGTGTCCAAGAAACTGTTTTACAATATGCTCAACAAAAATCTTCAATATTTAACATCGCAAGAACTTATGGATTAAAACTTCCAGGTCAAAGACCTTCAGTTGCGTTAGTTGATTTCTCAATTACGGTACCCGCAAATGGTGATAAGGATGATGAGAGATATGAAGGTATATTAAGAAGAGGAAGTCAAGTAACGGGAGTTGGACAAATTTTTGAAAACGTATATGATATTGATTTTTCGTCACCATATAATTCACAAGGTTTCCCAAACCGACTTAAAATACCTAACTTTGATGGTAACAATAATTTGATTAGTTACACAATAACTAAAAGAGAATTAGTGGTTAATGGTATTACCAAAGTATTCAAACAAGTTATAACCGCCAATGACGTTAGACCGTTTTTTGAGTTGTTTTTACCTGAAAAGAATGTGTTAGGTGTTACATCAGTTATACAGAAAGATGGTACTAACTATGCTAACGTACCTACGGTGTCTGAGTTTTTATCACCCGCAGGTAAATGGTATGAAGTTGATGCGTTGGCTCAAGACAGGGTGTTCATTGAGGACTCAACAAAACCAACTGATTTACCTGGCGTTAAAGTTGGGCAATGGGTTGTGACTAATGACCGATTTATAACTGAATATACACCTGAAGGATTTTTAAAGATGACTTTTGGTGGAGGTAATACATCTGCGGAAGACCAATTAAGGGAATTTGCTAGAAGTGGAATTGAAACTTTACCGATGCAGAATTATTTAAATAATTTCTCATTGGGTAGTACATTAAAAGCTAATACCACAATTTTTGTACAGTATAGAATTGGTGGTGGGTTAGGTACCAATATTGGAGTTAACACTATCAATCAGATTGGTACTGTTTCGTTCTTCGTAAACGGACCTTCTGAATCAACAAATACTGCGGTGGTTAATTCATTGAGATGTACTAACGTAACCGCAGCAATTGGGGGAGCGGGATTACCTACGTTAGAAGAAATAAGAAATTTTGTATCGTTTAACTTCTCGGCACAAAACAGAGCGGTTACTATTAATGATTATGAAGCTTTAATTAGAAAAATGCCAGGACAATTTGGTGCACCTGCTAAAGTCTCTGTTGTTGAGGAAGATAATAAAATTAGAGTTAAGATATTGTCATATGATACTTCAGGTGCTTTAACATCTATAGTCTCAAATACGTTATTAAATAATCTCGCCGAGTATCTTTCAAACTATCGTATGATAAACGACTACATTTCAATTGAAACTGCGGATGTGATTGATTTGGCCGTTGAGGTGTCAGTTGTATTGGATGCTAGCCAAAATCAAGGGGTTGTTGTTGGTACGATAATTAATAAGATTTCGGATTATTTTAATCCGTCAACAAGACAATTAGGAGGTAACGTTAATATATCTGAAATTAATAAAATAATTCAATCTGAGAATGGGGTAATATCTTTAACTGAATTAAAAGTGTTTAATAAAGTAGGGGGAGAATACTCATCTTCAGAAACTTCAATGAAATATGCTGATTCTTCTACAAAACAGATAGAACCTACGGATAACACAATCTTCGCACTCCCAACTCAAATCTATCAAATTAGATATCCAAATAAGGATATCACGGTTAAGGTTAAGAATTTCCAAACCGTATCAATTAGCTAAGGATTTATTTATTACATTATCTTTTTATGTTTAGAGTAACTTGTTTTTTCTAAACATAAAAACCAGTGCACAGACTTGAAAAACAGTCTATCAACTATTTATCGATTAAAGGAATATAATGGGGAATTCGTATAGAATTAAAGCTAATCCAGGCAAAGACCAAAACTTAGTAGTTCAAGTTGACCAAGATTTTGAACAACTTGAAATATTATCATTAAAAATTAGACAAGGAGATGTCTACCTAAGAATGTGCTCAGATTATGGGGTTATTGCGGGTAGAGTTTTTGCAAACAATGGTTATGGTATACCAAATGCTAAGTTATCAATCTTTATACCTGTTACTGACGAAGATTTAAAAAATCCTGTAATTAAATCATTATACCCTTATAAATCGGTTTTGGACACTAATGAGGATGGTTATAAGTTTAATCTATTACCTTATCTTCCTTCTTATAGTAATCACGTTGCGACAGGGACATTTCCATCTCGAAAAGATAACTTAGTTGACCAAACAGTTGTTCAGTTATACGACAAGTATTACAAATATACGGTTCAAACAAACGATAGTGGGGATTACTTAATTTATGGTGTACCTGTTGGTAGTCACACTATTGTAATGAATGTGGACCTATCAGACATTGGGCCTTTTTCGTTAGGTCCTCAGGATTTAGTCAGAATGGGTCTTGCAACTGAAGAACAATTTGATGGTAATAAATTTAATTCATCTTCAAACTTTAATTCACTACCTCAGGTTATTGTAATTAATAAGAGTATTGAGGTCGCACCATTTTGGGGTGAACCTGAGATATGTCAAATAGGTATTACAAGGACAGATTTTGATATAACCAACGAAGCTAACATTGATATTAAACCTACCGCAATTTTTATGGGGTCTTTAGTTAGTACTTCTAACTCAATTGCGATTAAACAAAATTGTGTTTCTAGAAAAGAAACGGGAAATCAGTGTCAAATGACCACAGGACCTGGTGAGATTTTGGCGATTACCCAAACAATCTTTAACGACTCTGACGGTTTACCAATACTTGAACAAGCCAAATTACCTAACGGGGGTAAAGTTATTGATGGAAATGGGGTATGGATGTTTGACCTACCAATGAATAATAACTACATATCAACAAATGAATATGGAGAACAGGTTATTTCCAATGACCCTAAAGTTGGTATTCCGACTAAAGCCAAATACAGATTTAAAATTAAATGGCAACAAAGTAAGAGTATTGCTGAAGATTTTAAAAGAGGTTATTTCTTAGTTCCAAATATTAAGGAAAAAGGATGGGAGTTTTATGGGTCAGACCCATTACGTGGAGGTCTTGGAGATTATAATGATGCGTTAACATCTTACGCTTTTGATTTAGGTTGGTCTGGGTATACAACAGGTAGTGTTGATATAACAAACCCTGAATTATTATCTTATATTAATTGTGAAGATAGATTTTATGAATTTGATTATAATAAAGTTTATACTGTTTCAGGTTTAATTGATAACTACAAGGTTGCTGGTGGTAAAGAAAAATTCTTAGCAATTAAAAGAATTGATGATGACACCTGTGAGGATAGTGTAAATAAGTTTCCTGCGAATGATGGTGTATTTCATACCTCATTATTGTGGATAATATTAAACATATTGATTTCAATCATTGGGTTCTTAATGTTACCCGTCCTTATTGTTTATGATATTGTTGCGTTTCTTATAAATCTAATATATTTAATTATTCAAACAGTACTTTGTGGTATTTGTGGTATTGGTTTTAGTATCGCGGTAATTAGTTTCTATCCTTTTGGTTGGATTTGTCGTTCTTTAGGTATTGATTGTGACGACCCAAAACTACCAATAAAACCATTGGATATGCCAATGTTAACTTATCCTGATTGTGAAGCTTGTAGTTGCGATGGGTCAGACGGTAATGGTAGTGACCCTACTTCAGGTGGTGCTAATCAAACCACGGGTCAGGCTCAACAAAACCAAAATCAATTTATAACATCATTTAATACACCAACGGCCTTTGGTAAGTTAGATAACCCATCGGTATTTAATAATGTTTTTAGTAACACACTTTTTTGGTCACCATCAGATGTTCCTATTATCAAACAATTATTAGGAGGTACATTTGTTAATGGTACAAATATGACTGCTGGTGGTGTTGGGAGAATAAATACTTCTTCAGGTTTTATGGAATGTTATGATTTACCGTTTGGTGAGAGGATTAATTTATTTAATACTAAAGGTTCTTACTACAATGGTGCTAATCAGGTGAAAGTGACATACGAACCAACTTCTAACGGTCCTACTGCGGGACATTTTGATAATGTAATTGCAATTTTAGTTAGTAAAGCGACTACTCTTAGTGCGGGTAAGATGTTTTCATTTTCAAGTCCATATTCATCTAAAGACCCTAACTTTACAGGTGCAACGGTTAATAGTATTGGAAGTACTCAGTTAACGGGTACTACGACAATACCAACTACGTTAAGTGGTACTTACGCAAGTCCGACTAACCCATTGTCGAACATACCATTTTCATATTCGACACCTACTATGTATAACACTAATGTTAGTAAAACAATATATTACACATATCCGTCAGATATTGAGTATTTCCAAGTAATAACGGGAATGACCGTCGCTCAGTTTAGAAGTTTAGTACCTGCAACTCGTTTCGCGAATAGTTTTGGGGATATTATTGAAAGTACTTCGACTATTACTAGTCATACGGGGATTTTTAGTGACACGGTAACTGTGACACCTATTGATTTTATATCACAAGATAGTAAGGTATTAATAATCCAAAGAGGTGTTGACCCTAATTCATTTAGTGTTCAAACTAAATTTGACCTGAGTCGAGTTTTTGGATATACATCAATTAACCAACCAGATTGTTTAGTTATCGGGGATTATAAAGTTAACGTTCCGATTAAGAATTCGACACTACTCGCGATATCGTCACCGTTGAATATGTTTGACCACGATTTTGTTCCTGGTATGAATAACAACACTCCTAATAATGGGTTTGATTTATATTTCAGTTCTCAATTTTTTGAACCCGCAAATTCACCGTCATATTATTATACGGGGTATACAACTAACGCTCATACGTTTTATTCTAGTTTAGATAATACTAAAGTGATTCCGTCGGTATTTGTACCCTCACCACCAGCAACGGTTTTGAGTCCATCTAAGATTGATAATACAATATCATCACCTAGACGTTTACTTAAATCGTTATCAAGTCAAGCTTTGTATAGTGGTACACTAACCCCTGGAAAATATAATCCTAGTGAATTTGTTGACGGAGGTGCGTATGTGTTTACCCAATCAACATCATACCCTAACAATTTAAAATCATATTATTATAGTCCAGGATATAATACAGGTAGTACTTTAAGTATGTCTTATTATAAGAATAATGTTATGAGAAGTGATAGATTACCTACTTCTGATTTTCAAACAACTAATGGTAATAACACCTATTTCTTACAACAAAATCCTGCTTTGACCGTATACACTTTCTCCACTAATGGGATTATAGTTGCAGGGGCGGGTCAATCAAACGCATCTTATGCGGATACCTTTGAACCTACTGACAACGCGTTTGAAAGTAATAGTGCTTTAAATACGTTTACTTGTAGTAAGATGGTTTCGTTAAAATGTTATGCGGGTAATGGTTTAAATATTACTGTTGACCCTACGTGTAAGAACAATGACTCGGTAACTGATAATGGTTGTTATCGTTTTTGTCCTCGTTGTGGAGACATTAATGATATTTTTGGACCAATTGCTGGAATGGGTAAAGACCTTGAAAACTTTGGTGAATATATTCTTAGATTCAAGTTTTTCTTTGCTTTATGTCAAGGAGTTTTAAGTCAGGTCTTTAATAATAATTGGGTTAATGGTGTCTTATTTGCTTATCCATTTAAAATTAATACTTACTATAATAGTAAGAATAAAGTTAACGGTCGTGAGTATTGCCGAGATATTGTTTTCCTACACCCAACAACAAATACGTTTTATTATAGAAGTACTCCTTGGGACGGTAGTAATTTTATCGGATTTAAATCAAGAGGTGATAATGGAAAAGGTTCTAACGACACTAATTTAAAGTATCCAACAACTCTCATTAATTTAGGGCCTAGAGATTCATTTATGAAAGAGATTATTTTAAATGGTAATTTTAACGGATATAATATGAAAGAGTTTTCCGAAACTTCATATAATGATACTTCGGATATGGTTAACTTATTTGGTATTATGAGAATACTTGACTCAAGTTTTTTGGCAAATTTCTTTGGTAACCAAATTACTAAATTATTTTCAAGAAGTGGTAGAAAGGTTGACGCAGATTTTGCTCAGTCAGTTGCGGTTAACTCTCAAATTGGTGTGGTACCATTGGATACCTCTTTTTATACCACATCACCATCATCACCAGGTGGAGCTTCGGTTATTGCCGCAGGGGGAAGTTCGAGTAGTATTATGATGGGTATTATGTATACTTCAAGTACTGAATCAATACAAGTTAGAGATTTTATCTCACCCGTTAGAACAATTAGATGGAATCCATTAACAAATGATTTTGCTTATGATTATACGGAAACTAAGTCACAACTTACACCTCATTATATGTGGAGATTAAATTCAGGGCCTACAATTTTTGGTACACAAACTAATAATTGGGCAACATCACCTAATCCCTCAAGTATTGCGGCTATTAAGTACCAACAAATGGATAGGTTGCCGACACAAATACCTGGTAGTCCATATCCTGTATGGAACGCTTCGGTTAATGAATATAATGCACGTGGTTATTTATTTGCGAGTAATTCTAATGATATGGCTTCAATAACTTACAACTATTCGGCGCCGACTATCCAAGGAAAAACGGTATTAGGTGGAGCACCTTGGTATTTTTATTTTGGATTGAGAAAGGGTAACACCGCCATAAACAGATTTTCAAATAAGTTCATAGGAACAACAGGTTTAAATGAGTAATCAAATTGAAACAAGAATAGTATTAGGGTCTAAAAGATATAAGACCGCAATTGATACGGATTTAGGTATTAAAGTACCTCTAGAAAATACTCAAAAAGAAATTGATGAGTTTGATAGAAATAATCGCATCAGTTTAGCTCAAGTATTTGATGACGAAAGACAGGCGTCAACTACTTTTAGACTTAGTGCTAATATGGATTTTATGTTTTATAACGTGTATAGTGGAAGTACGGGATTACTTGACTATAAACCATTCACGTACAATATGTATTATGTGAACCAATTAAGTTCATTTAACACAACTATGTGGACAGGTTACCCATTATACAATGAATTTGATTTTATAAGAACAGATAATAATGTACCTGGATATACTACAACATCAGGTACGGTTCAACCTCATATATATTTTGTAAATAAAAGCGCGACAACATATAATTGGACTCAATACATTAGTTACGCATATCAAAACGATTATACTAAACGATTAGAATATTATGAGGAGGACGGTGGTACTAACGGATGGGCTGCGGGTGACGGTATTCCTTTCTATATTCAAAACCCATACACTGAGTCAGGTCAAGATTTAATTTCATTTGTCTGTCCTGTTAAACATAACCTATCTGAAGGTGAATATGTTGAAATAAACATACCAGGGTGGCTGGGGTATGGTGGAAGTAAAATTTTCCAAGTTTACTCTTTAGGTCAATCAGGGTTTGGTTCAGGTGAATATATTTTTAATATCTATAATTATGGATTCACTGGAGTTACATTTACAAATGACACCAAAGGTACCTTTAAAAGAATAATTGACATTTATAATTCTGGTGAAACTAAATCAGAATATTATGTTAGAAAACATAAGATACTGACAAACGTAAGTGACACTATATTAACTAAAGCGGGGTTTGAATATAATCCTTTTGATAATGTTAGACAATATGAATATAGTTCATTAACACCTGACCATACTGCAAGAATTACTCAAAAAGAGGGTAACCAATCGTATTTAATTTCTTTTAGTAAAGATATTAATATTAAACCATACGTTGATAATCAGAATAGACCATTAAGTGAATTATTTATAACAATTATTAATAAAGGATATTTTGGGTGGATGAATAGACCACTTGATAACAGTGTTCCAAATTTTCCTGCAATTCGAGAAGGGTTTGGATTTAATATTACGTCAGATGTTAACCCATATTGGGCAGCGTCAAATAAATCAAGAAATAAGACCAATATTAGTACGGGTACTTATAGTAAGACTATTGGTAGTAACACCTTCAATTTTTATTATAATAATGATTTAAAAGAAGGTGATATAATTGATGGTGATTATTGTGAATTTAATCGATTCGAACAAAAAGAAAGAGTTATATCACCTCTATATCATAAGATTGTTTTTAATAATAATTTATTTAAAGTTGGATGTATTTTAAATGCGGACCCATTTAATTTTTCGTGTAGTCCTAATAACCCTCCAGGATATTATTATCAACCACATAATTCGATTACACTAAAAGTGTATTCTGATTATATTGAAGAAGGGGACGTTAAATCAATAGAAGGAGTACCTGATTATGCGTATTTCTCGGAGTACTATCAAACTTTAAGATGGAGAGACTTATATACTTATGGTTATATAGATAGTAATGGATTGGGTGTGGATTACCCATTCTTAAATGGTACTCATTATCCATCAAGAAAAATAATATTCAGATTATTTCCTGAAGGAAATGTGCCTGAACAATTATATGCAATTTCAGACCCTGATATAGATGATTGTGAATAAATATAAAATATCGTTACCTACGGATACTGATAAAGAATTAGTAATACCTGTACAAATGACTTGGGATTTAACCGACAGGTCAGATTCTTTAGTCGCATTTGAAAGAAACGCGATTACTGAAATTTTAAATGGAGATAAAGATTTTGAAGTTGCTAGATTTGCACCTGCGGGTATTGTGGAACCGACAAATAATGTATTGAAGACGGATGTTAATTACTCATTTAATTTTGTACCTAATGGGGCTAATGTCACTACGACTATATGGGAACCTTCATACGTCGTACAAGGATTTTCGACCAATGAAGTTTATACGTATTCAAACTCTTTTAAAAATTCATTTTTTAAATTGGATTTATATGACAGTACAGATTTGAAAACTCAAACAAATTATGTGACTATAATAATTCCAACACAACAGGGAGCCACAACTGCTGCAACAGTTGGTTATGAAACTAAGAATATTAAAACTCCAATATTCAAATTAGATTATTTGGGGGACCAAGAAGGTATGTTCATTTATTGGTTAAAAAAACGAGATTTTTTAAATATTACAACATTTTATATGACCGCCAAATTTTTTGACGCTAAAAACGGGTATTTTATTAAAATGATGAATCGACCTCAGTCAAGTTTAATAGGTGATAAGTTTAATTTCCCACAGGATAGGTATTTCTATTATAAGGTCATCTTAGACTATAATACTTATACGTATAAAATTTATGATATTTCAAGTGGAGGACAAACTCTTGCAGGGCATCAGTCTAATCCGATAAAATGGTATGAATATATTAACCCATAATGAACGAAGATAGATATTATATTAAAATTTCACCTGAAGTTATAGGTGGTGACATATTCAACATATGTTACCCAAGTGGTAATACACACCCAAGTGGTTGTACATATGTTTATTCAGGTATGAGTCAAATTCTTTCGGGAGGGACTAATGGAGAATCACTGTTAACTGGGTTAACAATTCCTATTATGATAACCGAGACTGCGGTCGATGTCGGTTTATATTCCATATTTGACGGTAACCTATTACAATCTGATGTTGTTAAGAATTTTGTGTTCTCAGCTCAAACTGTTTCACCTAAGAGGTATTATTTTTATAATACATCAGACCAAAAGTTTAAAAATTATTTAAAGTTTTCGACATTTGAAGTTGATTGGGGGGATGGTGTGAGTGGACAAACAATCACAACGTTATCTCCGAATTACATTTATCACGACTATATTAATGATGGTACATATACTATAACTTTAACACAAAAAAATCCTTGGGGTGTTAATACCGTTAAAAAAACTGTAGTAGTACCATTTACGGGTACCACGATAGATAATCCTAAGGGTACTGCTTATTTCACCTCAAACGTTGGTTCTTGGAGTGCGACTCCAATATCGTATGATTATATTTTTACAGGTGATTCCGAGAACAATATAGTTTCCCAAGTATCAAGTAATTATACTTCCACACCCTTTTTAATTACGGGTAATACACAGTCTAGAATAACTGAACTACAATCTTATGGTAAAAACCCTTATGTTCTTAATAAGATAATTAAGGATAAGAATAATCAGTTTTTTGGAGTTATAAGTGCGATGACCCCAACATATACAGGGTATACAATACAAGACACTCAGTATCTTGATTTTATTGATGGTACAACATCCTACTTAACATATAGTAGTGGTTTAATTCCCGAATGGATGGTTCAAGAACCAATAGTAAAAGACGAGTCGTTAATGAATATTGTATATCAACCAGAAGTTCAGTCCGACGTTTTTATTGAACGGGGGAAGAACAGTGCTTTAGAACGAATTGAAAGATTGGGTGAGGTTGATAACATCGGTGACCTCGAAAACTATGGATATGGATTTTTTAATTTTATAAAACAAGAAAATCTATAATCAAAAAAGACTAATAAACTATTTATTAAAAAACAAAATAAAACAAAATGGCAATAGGAACATATGGAACGATAAGACCGTCAGATGTATCACCCGAAGATGTTGATATTATTTTAAATTATACACCTTCGAGAGATGCGACAGACAACTTTATATTAAAATCGTTGGATGCTAAAACAATTTTAAGACCTTACTTTAATAACGCAAGTACAGGTGGTAATGCCGACATTGAAATTCTTGGTGGGTTATATAATTTAAAATTACCTGCAAATGAATTTAATAAACTTGGAATTTATACCTTATATCTTAGACCTGCTCAAATCAGAACTCAGATTAATGATTGTGGTGTATTATCTGCGTTACCGAATATTAAGGGTATTGTAATTAATTTAGATAATGTTCCTCCCCAATTTCAAAATAAATTTACCGCTCAAGGTTTAGTTGGTTTTAGAATTGAATACTTAAATGACGATGGTACTAAGATACCTAACTTCTTTAGAGTAATCACATCTAATTTTTACTGCCAACCTGTTACCCAAAACTTAACAAATACATCTCAAAAAGCGATTAGATATCGTTATGTTGATGGTGTTACTAATTTAATGTTTTGTACATTAACACCTTCATCGGCACCAACAAATAAACCAAATGCAACACCATTCATTGGTCAGCCTGGTCAAAATATCATTATCAGTAATACTTTTTTTAACCCAATAACGATTGATATCGAAGTTGCGGAACACGATTTCAATACATTGGCGATAGCACTTTACGGTAATCAAACTAAGTCTATTGACGACGGTATCTACACAATCTACGACACTGAAAATAATATATACAGACAGTACAATCTTTATGAAATTAGAGATGAATACAATAAATTGTTATTTGAGGTTAGACAAGATAGAGGTAATAATATTGATTTCAGTAAAAACTTCACAAGTATTACAACATAATGGCGAAAAGATTCTATAGATATCCCCCGAGACCCTCTAGCGGAGCTGGAACTTTCTCCGACAACATTGTAGGTTTACAAATTGTTGACGGTGGAGGTTTGACGCAGGGTAATTTTGAATTCACGACATCAGTAGTTGAGAAAGTTAATAGAAACTTTAATATTGGTGCGTTTTCAGAACCGATATCTTTAGATAGTTTAAACATTGGTAATATTTTAGAATCTAAAGCAATTATTGCTAAAGATTTTAGAGTTTATCCTAATTTTGATTTATCGGAGATTTCAAGATTTACACTATACGGACCTTTATCTAAAAGGATGTCGACATCCATACAAAAAATTATAAACTTTTTTCCAGGGGCTTTAGAGGTATCACCAATAAATTACGATTCATCTACAGGTAATACTGCGACTAACGCGGTTTATGATATACTTGAAAACCATACTACATTTGATATCAATATTGCTAAAACAAGAAACCCATTTGGGGTTGATTTTAGTATAAATTCGACAAGAAATATCTCATTATTAGAATACCAAGTTTCACCATTAAGAAATTTAACAACTGAATACACTAAATACTCATTATTTATTGGTGATAAAGAATACCCTGTAGTTTATATCCAGCCAACCCAAAGTTTATATAGTGGTATTTTGACTGTTACAATTCTTGGTAAACCATTTGGAGACAACACAACAAGTACAGAGTACTTAGTAATTAGACCTAACAGTTTTTATACTGATAAGTCATTATTGGAACCATTTGATGAGGTTGAGAAATTTTTATTAAATAGATTGATTGTCCCTCAGTATACTGCGGTTTTCCAAGTCCCAAGACAAACAGAAGATGGTTTACTGTTTACTGATAATCAAAGGGTGACTTGGCCATTAAATGGTGTTTGGAATTTAGATATCGCAACAGAAGCTTTTGATTTTTACTTAGCTACTGTTAGTGATATTGCGGATTCGTTTGATTCATTTAGGACTAATTTGGTTACTAGATTTTTAACAACACAAGCCTTTAAAGATTTTGATACGGAAGACCAAAAAGTTCAGAAAATATTGAACGTATATGGTAGAAGTTTTGATGAGGTTAAAAAATTCATTGACACCTTGTCGTTTATGAATTCTGTAAATTATAATGTTGGTAACGACATTCCTTCCCAACTACTTAAAAACCTTGCGGAAACAGTTGGTTGGAAAATTAATGTTTCACCAATTACTAATGATAGTTTCTTAGAATCTGTATTTGGTAATGATAGTAAAATACAATACCCTGGATTCTCAAGAGCTAATACTCCAACGGAGTTGAATTATCAATTTTATAGAAATTTAATATTAAATGCCGCTTACTTATTCAAGTCTAAAGGTACTCGAAAATCTATTGAATTTATGCTTAGATTGGTTGGTGCTCCTGAAGCGTTAGTTGAATTTAATGAGAACATTTATGTTGCAGGGCAGAAGATTAATATGGGAGATTTTGAAAGACAATATTCCTATATTTCAGGTGGGACTTATTCACAAGACATACCATCATATGATAGTGGAACCACTTTCTCAATTAAAGGTATTAAATACACAGGGTTTACTAGTCAAAAAAATATTGAAGACGCTAACGCAACACTTGCCGATTATCCTATAGATTCTGAAGGTTATCCTTCTTCATTATCAAATAATGAAAATTATTTCTTTCAAAAAGGTGCGGGTTGGTTTGAATTGGTTGAAAGTCACCAAAGTATTCAACAGGTTAATAGGACCACCAGTGTTTTTACGGGTCAAAATTTTAATATTCAAACATACTTTGAACCGTTCACTTACGGTCAAAAATATTTAGAAAGATATAGAACTTTCCCATATATGAGTGAAGGTTTTAAAATAGTTAGAACTATTGATAATAAAAAGAGTTGGCCGATTAATGACGTTGGGTTGAGAGTTAGTGGAGGTAGGTCAAATTATAACGCATATTACTTCGTTAATAATGAAAAGTTAGTAATCAATGTTAAGAACATTGATTTATTTATGAATCCTGCTCAAGGTTTATTATATGACGTATGGACAATGTCTACTAAATACGATTACCCAATTCCTAATACAGGTCTAACTACACCTTACCCACAACCTGGAGGGGTCGATTGGACGTTTATCAATCCAAAACCGAGTAAGAAAACCTTTTTTGAGTTTGCTCAGACTTTTTGGAGTAATATGATTAATACTCGAAATAGACAGTTTATCTCTGATGGTAAAACGGGGGGTTACCCGACATTACAATCTATTTGGTGGAAATATCAACAGTCAGAATCTGCGGTTAACATCCCTAACGATAATTTTAATTATCAGACAATGATAAATTATATTAATGGTTTAGGTGATTATTGGGTTAGATTGGTGGAACAAATGATACCTGCTTCTACTTTATGGATGGCTGGGTCTAAGTTTGAAAACTCAATCTTCCACAGACAAAAATTTGTGTATAGATTACAAAGAGGTTGTGAAATTGTTCCTTTACCTTGTGACCCTTGTAGTATTAATGGTAATATATTCCCATATAATTGTAGTGAGGAAAAAGTTACTTGTTATGTATATCCTTGGGATAATGGACAAAGTACAGTTACTTCATTTGGTGATGTGTTGTACCAAACAATCAATAACTATTTGACCTCAATAGGTGAGACATTTACAACTTGTTCTGAACAGTCAATTGTGTCTGATTGGTATGTCGATGTTAAATTAGGTGGTAATCAGATAATGAAGGTTATGTTTTATAATGGGTTTGGGATAGGAGATGTACCATCACCAGCACAATGGTTAAATACTATCACAACATATTTACCTAACATACTGTTAGAACAAGGTCTTGGGTTTACGTTGGACGAAAGTACAAGTGAAAGTAAATTTGTTATTTATAATTTAGGATGTGACCCTAAATTTAACGATAAGACATTTGAGTTAAATGTCGGAATAAACTTTTCAATTAAGTGTAATTAATGTTTTATAATGCAATTGTAAATGGGGACTGTAATGGTTTGGGTGATGGTTCAATCCAAATATTCCCTATTGACGGTGTCGAACCATATACTATAGATTGGTATAACCCAAATTTAGGTGTTGATACTTTAGTGTATGATGGTGACGACTCAACTAGAACAGGACTTAGTGGAGGTTTATATCAAATAAGGATAAATGACTCAAATACACCACCAAATGATGAAATTTATGTAAATCTTTGGATTTCAACAGGACTTTGTCTTAGTTTAGAGACTGTGACTGAGGCAAGTTGTGA